TTATTTGTGAACCTTTTTATTATAATTTATTAGAAAAAAATATAATAGTAACACAAAAACAAACGACTATATATAATAGTGGTGATTTTACAAGTGCCCCGAAGATAATTATATACGGAACAGGAGATTTACAGATAACGATTAACGATACTACTGTACAGATTAATAATGTTGATGAAAGAGTTTTGCTAGATAGCAAACTTTTTTTATGCCTAGATAAAGATAATAATAATAAAAGTATAGATATGATAGGAAATTTCCCTTTGTTAGATAAAGGGGAAAATACTATAACATGGATAGGAAGTATAACCAAGTTAGACATAGAACCAAGGACTATTTATAGATAGGAGGGAGTATTATGAATAAAGCAGTTAAAATATGTATTTTCAATAAAAATACTCCTAAAGAAACGGTAATTTTGAGTAATGGTGATGCAATACTTGATAATATTTGTACAAGCTGCAAAGTTACAGAAAATTTAGATGGGACATATGGATTAGATGCAGAGTTTATAATTGACGATGATGGATTGTGGGAATATCTACAAGAAGAAGCTATATTAAAAATAAAGGTTGATTATGGAGATGAATATTTCAGGATAACAAAACCAAGAAAAACACGAAATAGAATAATCATATACGCTATACAAGTCACAATATATGAAACTATTCACTTATGGCTTAATGATGTAAGGCCTACTGGATTAAATGGAACAGCAGCAATAAATTGGATATTAGATGGGGCGGTAGGAGTTAAAGAATTAGAAGTATATTCTAATATATCTGCATCTAATACTGCTTACTATGAAGATATGAATATGTATAAAGCTATACATGATTGTGATCAATCATTTCTCAACCGCTGGGGAGGAGAAATACAAAGAAGAGGATATCTTTTAAAAATACTTGATAAAGTAGGAAAAGATAGAGGAGTACAAATAAGGTCATGTAAAAATTTAAAAGGATTTGAAGCAAATACAGATGTAGATAGTATTACAACTAGAATTAAACCAAAAGGTTATGACGGAATAACCATTAATGGCTTTATAGATAGCCCTATATTGAATAATTATGCTAGAGCTTATACTAAAGAATTTACTTATAGTGATGTAAAAGTAAAATCTTCAGAGAGTGAAACAGAAGGATTTAACACACTAGAAGAAGCTCAGGCCGAACTAAAAAGGTTAGCACAATTAGAATATACCGAAAATAATGTAGATATTATCAGTGCGGATTATACTATAGATTTTGTTGATTTAAGTCAAACTGAAGAATATAAAAACTATATAAAAGCAGAAAAAGTTTATATAGGCGATGAAGTATCAGTTTTTGAAAGTAAATTAAATATAAATGTAGTTGTAAGAGCAATAGAAAGAAAATACAATGTTTTAACACAGAAAGTAGAAGAAATAAAACTATCAAATAAAGATATAGGTAGAAAATCAATAAATGACGTAATGATTGATATTTCAAAGGATATAGAAAAGAATGATAATTCAATAGAAAAATGGATACAAAGTTTTATAAATTCAGGAATAAAGGACAGTTATGTATTTTACAATAAAGAAGAATTAGTTGTATGTGATAGCCCTACTATAGAAGAAGCTATACATGTATGGAGATTCAATAAAAATGGATTAGCACATAGTGCAAATGGATATCAAGGACCATATGATGTAGCTTTAACAGCAAATGGCCAAATAAATGCAAATATGATTTTAGCGGGTACATTAAAAGGACAGTATATAGATGCTAGAAATATGGTTATAAAAGATGAAGATGGAAATGTAACCTTTTCAGTAGGTAGTGATGCGATTGTAAGAATGATACAAGGACTTATAGATATTTCAGATGAAGGTATAAGAATAAACTTACAAGATAGTGAAGGTAATATAGTAGGATATGTTGTATATGACGGTCAAGGAGTTCAAATATTTACAAATGATGATGAGCCAATAAGTTCATTCCATAGAGAAGGTTCATATGCTGAAAAGTTTGTTGTAGATAGATTATATTGCCCAGCGGTGGTTCAAGTCGCTGACCTAAATGGGTGTCCTTCAGACTGGTATATAGGGAAAACAGCTACAGGAGATAAAACAGGAAGAGACCAAAATAACAAGGCTGACTCACTTAGTACAGTTTTAAGAAATGTAAAAAATTATGGAACAAAATTTGATGCCAAACTTACAATCCATATAGAAGATGGATGTGTAATAAATGAAAAGGGCTTAGTCCTACAGGACTGTATGGGTACAGTAATTAGCTTAAAACTTGGGGCAAATGTGGTTATAAATTGTGAATCCTTTAGTATAGAGGACTTATCCAGTAGAATATTTATAGAGTATGTATCAGATAAAAGACTTGTTGGAGGGGACATAACTCAATCTGTTTATAATAAATACCCAATTATTAACTCCACTTCAGATGATTCAGTAATAAGTGTTCGCCATGTGGATTATATAGAAGTAAGAGGTGTAAGATTTGAGGGAGTTGAGGGAGCTACTGGTATTAAAGCATTAGCAGGAACAAATTTAGTTGTTGATGATTGTGATTTCTTTGGAGTAGACCAATGTCTAAAAGCAGATGGTAGCTCAAATGTGTCCCTTGGGTGGTGTTCAGGTAATGTTGATAAATTAGCATCAATTTATAATGGTTCAATTTTGACTACAAGCAGAAGAATACCAAAATATTCAAGTGAAGAAATGGTTTATGTTGCAGAAAATGCGATATTTATTAAAAGTCAATATTCTTATGTTCAATATGATACATTGCATAGTTCAAGTGGCTCATCACCAGGAGGAACAGGAGGAAATGGAACTAATTTAAATGATGTATTTTCAATACCGACTTCAAACCTTTACACAATGGTTGAGGGCACAGGTAAAGTCACCTCAGCTCGTAAAGGATATACAGGTCAGGGTAAATATAAGACTCTTAAAGCTCATAGGGGTTATATAAAATTGCCGATAGCTAGTATACAGTCAGTTATGGCGAATAAAAAATCTTATACATTAAAATTAAAATTAACAAGACTTAATACAGAGCATGGATATAACTCAAAAACTCCGCATCCAATATTTAGAGCAACAGGAGGTTCAGCAGGTGCAACTGATTATTGGGACTCAAATGTTAGATTTGCAAGGGGAGAAACTCAAACTCTTACTTTGCCAACAAGTATAGTACAGGCAATAGAAAAGGGAGCAGATACATTGGAGTTATGGGCATCAAGTAATCAAGAGCAGCAATATGCCTTCTTTGGTGATGTAGTATTGACTATAGAAGGGGAAAATACATCACAAGGCGATACCGATAAACCAGGTACTGATGTAGGCAGTGGTGAGACTGCATATTCAGCAGTAGGTACTACTACAGCCAACTTAAACGTTAGAAAAGGTGCAGGCTCTAGTTATGCAATAATTACAACACTAGCACAGGGCACAAAAGTAAATATAGTGGCTAAAGATAATGCGACAGGATGGTATAAAATAACTTATAATGGAGCTTATGGTTATGTATCAAATAAATACATTACTATAGAATCAACAGGTGGTGGAACAACTCCAGATAAAGACACAATTTATGATTTCCCATATGCAGATGAAATGGTTGAAGTAGCAACAACGTATTGGAGAGCTTGTACAGATGAATATGTAAGTGGGAAGGCATTTAGCCAGGGCTTAACTTATAGAAGTAGCGCAACTCCATATTCAGGAAGTTGCGTAGCCACTTTAGACGTTGCAAATTCGCTATTTGAAAAGGTAACAGATAAACAAGGTAATAGTAAGCATTATAAAGCAATTGATTGTAGTAGTCTTTCATTAGCAACTACAAAAGGGCATACTTACAAAGATGGTCCATACGGAAGTAAAGAAAATTTTGCAGCTTATAGACAAGATAGGTTACAAAAGAATAATAGCTACGACTGGACTTTTAATATGGTAAAAGCAGACGGAACATTAGCAAGAGATGCTGCATCTCAAGCCGAATATTTTGATAGAGTAGGATTAGGAATAGTATACTACAGAAATGTAGATACAGGGAAAACTTACGGAAGCATAGGCTCAGCATCAGACAACTTCGCTCAACTAAAAAAAGGGGACTTGATTTTCTACGCTAAAAAGTTAAACGGACAATATAAACAACCAGATCGTTACATGAAAGTGTCTCACGTTTCGATTTGCTACGGAAATGGTGAAAGTTCGGGTAAAAAATCAGTAATAGAAAGCACAAACATTACGACTAAAGTACATACCCTTCCAGATGGGAAAACTACAGTAAATGCTGGAGTAAGGATTGTAACATTAGAAGGAAATTATGGATATACAGATGATATTGTAATGGTAGTTAGACCTCAACCTAGCCACTATAATGGAAATATTCCAGGAGGTGGAACAGAAAGTGGAGGTACTGGCGGAGGTACAACAGGCGATGGAGTAACTGATACAGGTACTACAGAATATACAAATTGTGTTTCAGAACAAGGTACAATAGACGGCAATAAATATGTATATAAATTAAAAACTTGTAAAATAACAGCTTATGGTGGAGACAGTGGAAGTGCTTGTAATATACCATTGAATTTGGGTAAAACTTGCGGTTCGTTCAATTTACCATTCGGAACAAAAATCTACATTCCAAGCCTTAAAGGTAAAAGTATTACAGATGGTAACGGGAAAACAGTAACTTGCGATGGTATATTTACAGTAAATGACACAGGTGTAGGCGGAACAGACTTTGACCTTTACATGAGTACTAAGTCAGATACAAATGCAGAAAGTGTATTTGGAAATACAAGAAGAGAAGATGTTTACATATTAAGTTATGGCAGTGGATATGGTTATGCTTGGTCATACACACAAAGTTATAAATGGGCTTACAATAATGGAACTTTAAGCGCTTATAAAGTGGCTTTCAAGGACTATATCAAATACGGAGGTACGTTAATAAACTTCCTTAAATTCAAAAATGATGATGCAAATATAAGAAGCTCAACTTATTGGAGCATATTAAACAGTTAATAGGAGGTGTTAACTTGATTAAGTATGATTATGAAATAACTGTAAATGGAAATCAAGCAAAATTAAATAAAGACATATATTTATTCAGAGGAAATAAGAATGTACATTATTATTTTGCTGTAAAAAATGCTTCTTTTAATTTTAAAGGAAGTACAGATTTAATAGAAAAAACAAACGCAATAAACGCAGCTGTAACGGTTATAAAACCGAATAATGTAGAAGTAGCAAGTGCAATTGCAAAAGTTGAAAATGGGAAAATACACCTTAAGGTAACAGAAGATCTAATCGATGAAGAAATAGAAGTCGGAGATTTTGATTTGGTATTTGATTTGTTCGATGATACTGACGGGGCAGTAACAATTCCAAAAGTAATAGGACAATTCCATGTACTAGAAAGACCATGCACAACTCCCATTTCCGAATTGGTAGCAACTAACACAACAAATGAAGTAGACCAGGCTCTAACGGATTATGCTATTGTTACTTATGCAGAGCCTGTAGCTTCTACAAATGCAGACGGAACTTTTGCTAAAAAAACATGGGTAGCAAAAGAAAAAATTACAACAGCAGAGTTAAACAGAATGGAAGAAGGTATAAGCGATGTTAGTTCGCAATGTAAAGATATTGCGAACACAGGTAAATTGACAGATTTAAATACAACTGAAAAATCTAGCATTGTCGGTGCAATAAATGAGGTTTTTCAAAATGCCAGTAATGGTAAAACTTTAATTGCTCAAGCTATTACTGGCAAAGGTGTATCAACGAGTAATACAGATACATTTCAAACTATGGCAACTAATATAAACAGTATACAGACAGTTTCTGATGCGAGTGGCATTATATTTACTTTAAATAATAAAAAATACAAGCTATCCAAAAACGATAAAGGAGAATATATTGCCACTTTATTAGCTTATTCCGTAACAAGTAATTTAACTCACTGCACTTTAGATAATACTAATACTTCTATTGATTATGGAAATAAATATACTTGTAATATTTCGGTAAACAAAGGTTTTATTATAGGTTCTGCTATTATTACTATGGGTGGAACAGATGTAACCAGTACTGTTTTAAAAGGTAACATTATTACTATAAATTCTGTTACAGGTGATGTTATTATAACTGTGAATTGTGTTGAAGAACCAGCTAACCCTGTTTATGGAAATATAAAGGCAACTCCTAACTATACTTTTAAAATAAATGAAATTAAAGGAAAACTTGACCCCGATTTACAGGTTAGCTTAGCAACAGCTCCTAACTTAAACCAAACAATTACTATAACAAATAATACTCCCGAATATATTACAATATCTCCTAATACTCTTACTTTTACTCCCGATAATTATTCAGTGGCTCAAAAAGTTAGTATTTCACCTATAAGAAAAAATAATGATTATTTAAATAGACGTGGTGAATTAGTATTAAGTAGCAAAGGGGTTACTGATTATACAGCTAAATGTACTATAATTAATACAGATAATTACATCCATCCCTCAAATTGTACTTTAAGTGATAAAGTACTTGATATACACGCTTATGGATTAAATAGTGTTCCTACAACATTGAAATCAAGTGTTAATAATATTTCCTGTGCAGTTACACCAATTTCCAATGAAGGTGACGATAATGTTAGTAAAGCTACAGCTAATGGATTACAATATGTAACTATTGATGTTCCTAGTTTAAAACCATATCTTAATGATTCTAAAGGTATAACTGCTATTTATGTTAGTATGGGGTATCCTTTTGTAGATAAGAAGTTAAACTCTTATCTTAATTTGTTAGGTATTAATTCTATTAAAATGAATAATTCATCATATTTATTTGGTTATACAAAAAAACCTTCTACAAAAGGGTATGAAGCTGTAGACTCATATTTTTATACTTCATTTAACGAAAAGACTACAAGTGCCGATTTACATTTTAATGTATTTATGTTTAATCCTTCTGATGCACCTGTCGGAATTACTTATATGATTGATGATACTAATTATACAAGCATAGGAAGTACTGGTTGGTTTGATTATGGTAAGGATTTAACTAGCAAAATTAGTTCTTATAAAAATGTGTCTAAAGAATCGAACACCACTTTTGTTGCGTATCAAGTATATAACGGAATACTTAGTTTAGAGGATATAAATACTATTAAAAATGAGCTATTGGAAAATTTAGTTCCTAGTGAGGTTACAAATACAATAGACAACATGACTGTAAACGTTGGGGATACTATATTATCTACAGCTACTGTTCTTCCTACTGCATTAGAACCGATGTGTACTAAATCTATAACATTAAAGGATGATAAACTTATAAAAAATAAAAATGAGGTAATTGCCAAAGCAGAGGGTCAATCTTCTTTTACTACAACTATTTCTAAACCTCTCGCAGGTGGAAAAACTTATGATTATAATTTTGATACTAATGTAACTATAGCCCCAAGTTATATAAAGGATTTAACTGTTACCAAAGCAGAAGAAGGTGTAGTTATATCTAATCCTATTAGTGAATTAACTGTAGGGCAAGAATATTTATTAATTGGAACAACGCTTCCACCTCGTTTTGATGAAGAAAATATTGTTTATTATGAATCATCTAATATAGAAGTTGCTAGAGTTAGATATGGGCTTGTAGAGGCGTTAAAGGAAGGTTCTTGCACTATAACTGCTTATAATCATGATAAGACATATAGTTACCAAATGCCTCTTACTATAAAACCTAAAAAAGAACGTATTTTTACAAATATAAAAACTATCAATCCTTCTGATTATTCTTTTAGTGCTACTGATTATGAAGGTAATTATAGATTAATGAAACAAATTATAGAAGAGGATAGTGCTGGTTATGATAAAGTTGTTTTTCCTAAAGGTTCTGTTTTTAAATTAAAAATGCCTCTAGGTACTACATATAATGAAGATGGTAGTGTTAATAGTTATCAAGCAGAAAGTAGTATAATTCCTAACAGTAATACGGTTTATGATTTTAATAATTCTCGTATCGAAATGCAATTCTCTGAATATTTATCATTGGATTCAGTTTATAAAGATGGAATAAAAGTTACGCGTGGATATAATTTGTTTAATTTTACAACCAAAGATAACCCAGAATCTTCTATTGGACAATATCAAACGGTTCTTGAAGACTCCGAAATACGAAATTTAACTATAGTAGGTGAAAGACAATTATTCCCCGAACAATATAATGATAGTGATGGTGGTTGGCAAATACGTTATGTGAATTTTGCTACTTGTAAAAGATGTGGTATAGTTAATTGTGACATTGGTTGGTGTACTGGATTTAATATAGGAAGTGTTCATGGGCAACAATCATGGTCACCTATTATACAGGGAAGTCATATTGAATGGGGAGCAATAAATTATGAAACTGGTGAAGATGATACTACAACTTATACAGATAGGGTTAGAATTAAAAAGGCTAATATTTGTCAGTTACATAAACGAGTTATAAATAAATATACTAATGACAATAGTTATTCTGTTGGTATATGGGCTGGATATTTAGGTTATGATTATATGGGAGCTAGATTTTATGATATATTCTTTTATAAACATGATGAGGCTACTGATACATATGAGTATCTTGGTTGTCATAAATATGAATATTTATATGGTATATATGAATTCCCTAAAGATGCTACTCATTGTAGACTTGTGTTTTATCAAAAACGTTTACCTCCTAGCGGTGGATTAAGTTATTTAAGCGATGGAATAATGATGATAACACATCTTCCAACAGGTGTTGATTGTTATATTGAGAATTGTTATATACACGATAATTATGCTAGTGGATTTGCTTGTTGTGGTGGACAGAGATTCTTAGTTAAAAATTGTAAATTTGAACGTAATTATGGAAGAGATGGATTAGGTTGTCATGTAGATTTTGAAGATGGTAGAGAAGGTGCAAACTGTTGTATAGTTAGTAACTGTACTTTTGACGATAACTATTACGGATTTATAATGCCTTCGGGATTATACGAAGTATTACATGATAATGAATTTAATGGTTGTGGTGTAAAAACAACAACTGAAAGTATTTTGATGTTTAATAATATTCATAAAAATACGCATTTTACTAGACAAGAAATAGGTGAGGCTATTGTAGCAAATAGTATTTTTAGTAATGTTACTATGAATGAAGTTGCTAGAAGTGATTGGGAAAAGGATTATAAGTGGAAAATGCACATGATTAATAATCATATGATATAAATTCGCAATTTAAAAATATTATGAACTAATTTACCAAGTAAGTAAGATCATAGAGCAGTTAAAAAATGGTATTTAAACCAAATTATAGTATAATAACTGTAAGGGGGTGAAAAAGATGTAAAATGTGAGAATACAAAAAATAAAAACAACTATATAATTAAAAAAACTAAATCTATTTTAAAAAGGACTGTAGCGGTACAGTCCTTTTTTATTTACAGAAAGGAATTTTGCATGAATGATGAATGGTTAAAAGACACACTAAAGAGACACGATGAAAGGCTGCAAAGACATTCTGAAAGAATAGACAAACTAGAAAATACACAGTCTGAAATGGCAGTAAAAATAGAAAATCTATGCAATACTATAGACAAATTAGCAAGCAACTTAAACAAACTAACTTATGCAATTATAACAGCATTGGTTAGTTTTTTCTTTTATGCAATACAAAATAATTTATTTAATTAATAGGAGGTAGTAAGATGAAATTTAATATCAAAGAACAAATAAAAAATAAATACTTTTGGGTATCAGTGGTTTCACTTATAGTTTTAACTGCTCAACAATTCAATTTAACTTTTATTCCAGCTAATTTCCAAGATTATGTCAATTCAGTACTTCCTATATTAGTAGCTATGGGAATATTAAACAATAATGCTACTCCAGGAGTTGGGGAATAAGAATAGGTATAAATACTTTATAAGATAACGGTAAGGCGCTTAGAAAGTCGATAGGAAGGTCGATTTTTTAAGCATCTTTTATTTTCAGAAAAGGAAGTGTTATTATGAGTAAAAAATATTTAGTAGCTATAGATGCAGGACATGGTATGCATACAGAAGGTAAACAATCAGTACCAATGTCAAAAAATTTGTATATAGATAATGAATTAGTAAGAGCAAAAGGAAAGATCATAAAAGAAAATGAATGGAACAGAGGTGTAAGTGAATACCTAGCTGCTGCACTAAAAAGATGTGGTATAGATACAATGTTTACTGCAGATATGACAGGTAAAACAGATATTGCCTTGTCTACTAGAGCAAGTAAAGCTAATAAAGCTAAAGCAGATATATTAATTTCAAATCACTATAATGCAATAGGAAGCTGTGCTAAATGGCAAACTCGAGTTAAAGGGTTATTAGTATTAAGAACTAAAAATTGTTCTGAAAAATCTATAAAATTAGGAAAATTAGCAGTTAAGCATCTTAAAAAAGACATAGACTATGAATATAGTTATGGTTTAATGCGCGATGTAGATATGAGTGGATTTACATTAGCTATACTTAGACAAACAACAATGCCAGCAATATTAATCGAGTATGGTTTTATGGATTATTGGAATGAAGCAAAACTTATGCTTGATAAAAAACATCAAGAAAAATGTGCTGAAGCAGTTTGTAAGTCAGTATGTGAATATTTCGGAGTAACTTATATAGCAGAAAAGCAAGAAGCTAATAAAACTAAGTATGTTAGAATATTACAAGATATAAACATACATAGCAAACCAGATTTTGATGCTGCTAATGTAATAGGTAAAGTTACTGCTGGTGGAGCTTATACTGTAGTAGAAACTATAAAAAGAACTGGAACAGATATGTATAAACTAAAATCAGGAGTATATATAACAGCATCACCAAAATATGTAGAAGTGTTTTATAAATAGGATTATCGGACGCGACCGATAGCGACCGATAGCGACCGATAATGTATAAATATTTCAAATACAGTCGATACTTCTAATAAAGGAGGTGTCGGCCATGAAAAAAATAGCATTGGAAATAACAGGGCGCATTGCATATCTAGGAATTGGAGTAGCAAGTGCTATATTAATAATGATGTAATGGTAGGCCAAGGGATTATCCCTTAGCCTATTATAATTTACTAGCTTTGTACTGATAGTTAACCTTTTTATAAAAAAATGATAAAAAGCTTGTCCACGTATATTTTTGAATTTATATGATATTAAAATTAAACTGGATAAATGAAAAATTAAAATATAAAAAAATGCTATACCCAAAATACGAAATATATAAT